ATCAATATGATCCTCTGTCTTCTGAATGAATAACAGAGGTTTGCTGTTCTCTACAGCCATAATAATAACCACTTGGTCGATTGGTGTACCAACCAATTCTTCATACATCAAAGCATAAGCAGAGGTCTGCCAGAAATAGTCTTCAATATCTTTGATTGATTTAACTTTCTTAGAAGTTTTAAAATCAATAACGGATAATGTACTAGCAAACTCAGCAATACAGTCTACACGACCAGCAAGACCAAGTTTCGTAGACCACAAGGCCTGCTCTTGGTAATGAATATTGTCAATTTGGTCTAGTAATGGTTTAATGTCATTGAACATCTCTTTTGCATCAGGCATAATGTCACCAAGAGAATCGTTATTCAAATAACGTTCACACAATGTATGTACATTTGTTCCTCTTGATGTGGCCTTCTTAGAGATTGCATTTGCAACATCTTCACCCACACGTTTACGCCATGCCATGATGGCATCCTTCTTCATTGCACCTAGAACGGTCGTAACAGAAGGTAAATTTGTTCCGTCAGGTAGAGTATAGTATCTCTTACCATCCGATAACGTTTGTGATTTCAAATCATCAATATTTTTTGGTGGGCAATAATTAAACATTACGAAATCATTTTCTCTTATACTTTAAAGTCTGGTTCTGTTGGCCAAATTATATCAAATGGAAAACCAGCTTGTTGTGGAACTGCTAACAGTTGTAATCGATATTCAGTTAAGAATGCTTGTTGTTCGGTTGTTAACATATTCCAGCGAACTTGATTCACTCTATCAACATATTTAACCAACAGGTCATCCCTTCTAAATCTCATTTTTTGAGCTTCAATTTCAGTTGGTGTTGGTCTTCTATCAACGAGATTTGGTTTACCCATGCCAGAAGTTGGAACTAATTCGTATCCGATAGATTGTTTTTCCAACCAGTCTGTATGTTCAGCTTGAGTTATTTCTACAACATCACTTGGCATATCATCACCGTGGATTTGTTTTACATAAAAACCTCTTGTTGAATTTGACCAATAAAATGTATAATTTTGTTGTGCTTCCATTTTTTTCCCTATTAAATATTAATAACCCATTGCAATATAATATGCTCCAATACTAGCCGAATAGTAGGAAGTACCTGGTGAACCGCCGCTTATCCATGCACCCGAAAAATAAAATCCTGATGCGGAATAACTAGTAATAGCATATACAGTACATGCTCCCGTTGAACCCCATCCATTGGAACCTCCCTCACTAATAAGTATTGCAACACATGTGCTCGGAAAACTTACAGGAAAAGGAACATAAGACCCTCCACGACTTGCAGATGATGTAACGGCCGAACCGGTTTGCATAAAAAGACCAGGCGAAGTTGATGAACCAGGCATTTGACAAAAATTAATATAAGGTGTATTGGGGCTCCCAGAATAAGAACCCCTCGACATGGTACCGCCTCCTACGTTAATATTAAATCCGGAAATTCCGGCAGAACCTATTGTTAATCCCATTTTTTAATATCCATATTTTTAATATCCAAAAGCAATATACATGCCTCTAATGCCAATGAAGTCAATTAGAACTTGTTGGTCCCAAGGTATTGAAACACCACCCCTAACGGTAAAACCGCTGGCGCTTTGGCCGCTAACACCAACTTGAATTGGACAAGGACCAAGTGCTGGCCTTGTTCTAGACCAATCACCACCAGATGCATCATCAAGTTGACTCACAACCACAAACTGACAAAAGTTTGGAAAAGAAGCAGGAAAAGACACAAATGTTGCAGCAGTATCGGAGTTACACTCAAAAATTCCACCCATTGCGTACTGACTGAATACACTATTATAACCAACGCCATTGACAAGACCAAAAACGTTTCCAAAAAGCCATCTTACACCATGCGTTGCGAATGCCGGCGCATAGCCATATTCATCCACAATCTCATGAATATCATATAAACCAGCCCCCCATGTATGCATCATTAACGACATTTATTTTTTCCTAATATTTACTTAAAGTTAAGGTCGAGGTCGATATCCCCAAGCCATCCAAAGAAAAGCACAACTGGATGCATCTACAATATTTCCAGCTCCCCTAATAACACAAACTCTAGTAGAAAAACCACTAGTGTCTATAGCGTTAACACCATAAGTTGTCATTTGACCAGCACCAATGGTGGCGCCAGAATCAGACCACCCATATATATTTGCTTCACAACACACAACATTATACACAGTAGTATATGATAATCCAAAAGTTACACGGGCTCCACCATAAGTTTGACCCCATTGAACCAATCTATGATCCGAAAGATAACACCAACCAGTCAAAGTGCCACCAACTTCACCAGGACCAAGATACCGGCCATCAGGCATCAATATTCTTCTATTTGCACCTTCTAATGTAATTGCCATTTGTTATTTTTATTAGTTACGTTAAAGTTATATTTAGTCAGAATCCTAATTGGTCACAAGCCACAATCCACGATTTTACCAAACTGGAACGCACAATATCATCTGGTGTAAACTGAATCTCACTAAACTCATTCATGTGTCTTGCAACGTCTAAGAACTGGCTTAAACCTGATACATCATTACGACTCTTAATCAAATCATTCTGTTTCAAGTCACCAATAAAGATAATCTTAGAACGGTGACCAACACGGGAGATAACAGAATTCAATTCATGAAATGTCATAGACTGACACTCATCTACAATAATGATAGAGTTATCAATAGAAATACCACGTATGGCTGTTGTACTGATAAATCTGGCATGACCTTGTTCTTTCAATCTATCCCATGCATCTTTACGACCAAAAAGTGTCTCACAAATTTCTTTGTAAGGCACTTCATAAATTTCCATCTTTTCATCTAATGTACCAGGAACATATCCTTGGTCACGTACTTGAACCGCTGAACGTACAACGACTACGTGTTCAAACGGATTACATTTGTCCAATACTTCTTCAATGGCACGATACAACGCTAAGAATGTTTTACCAACACCAGGAGAACCTAACAACCCCACAAAATAGTCACCACGTTTATATGCTTCAAAGAACTTCTGTTGATTTTCTGTTAAAGCTTCAAAGGTTTTTAAATGGTCTAATTTTATTCTTAGTGCATTAGAAACTGGTTGATGTTTGTGTACTGTCTCATCATTATCTAAAGATTCATCACGTTTTTGAGCTGCTGTTTTCTTAGTCGCCATTGAAACCTTCCTGTTAATTGTTTTACATGCTTTTTTTGGGGAAGTTTTTTGATTGAACAGATGGATCCTTTCTTACTTTGTTACCACTCTCTAGACATTTTTGTTTTATGTCCAGCTTTTAGAGTGTTTTGAGGCACTTGCTCTTTGATACGATTAATAACGTATTTTTCAAACGTAGAATCGGGCTTGCCGGTTCCTGGAACACTTAATCTTGAACCATCAGACATTACTGGAAGATTTACGGCAGAATGGTACTGCTCTAGATGTGGGTTGTTTTCTTTAAACTCATCTAAAACCGTATATGACATACGGTGTTCTTCTACTTGGTTTGTGTTCTTGTTAAAAAAATCATATGAAGGCATTAATATTCCAATCCCATTTCTTGTGATACTTTGGCCATTTCATTCAAGGCCATTTCACTCAACCACCTTGGTTGTTCTCTACTATTTATCTTACCTTTCCACGACCACAAATGTTTTTTATTGTGGTAATAATAATTGTGGTAAGATTGTATTGAGGAACCATCAACTTTGACTTCATCCGGCATTGCTGGAGTTGGTTCGGTAAATGCACCTTGTGGTATATTTTTTGGAAAACAATTCTTTAAAATACTCATCAAACGTGAAGATTCAACTTTATGAATTTTACCATAACGATATGTATACTCACCACATAATTCTTCTAACAGTTCAGCAAGCCACATATAGTTTTGTTCTGACTGTCTCACCCAAATAGCAGAAGGGTGATTAACGTGAGTAGCAGAGTACAAAATGCTGTCACGTGCATCTTTGAGAGGGTAATACTGTTGTTTGCGACCAGACTCAGATAAACGAGTAGAAAGCACGCCATCCAGTACTCTATGAGCTGTAGATAAGAGTTGAGCATATTCAAGTATCATTTTAATACAATGCTTGTCATTGTGCATTTGAGCACACTTGGCAGGATTGTGGTCAAGGTAAAATATATTCATAACATTCTGATTAGTCCGATTGTGTCGATTGTTGTAAGCAAGATGTAATTAGCAAGCATACCAAAGGAACGCCGACTATAAGCACACCAAGCGTAAATAGCACAACCTGTAATCCAAACTGGGTACAAGGCCAGAAGGGGAGGATTAGGCACGGTTGTGGCCATAGTGATAGAGCAACCAATAGATATAGCCCAAGCAAGGACCTCAAGACAAAAACGTGGTGCATTACTTTTGTAATCATCTTTTATCCAACCAAAGGTTGACAACCAAACGTCATTCATTATAGTTTAGGAATTACAAATTCTTCTTTTGGTCCTGCTTTTGCAGCAGCTTCTTTAAGTAGTTTAGTTTTCTTACTAACATCTTCAGGTGTAACCATAGTCATTACCAATTGTTGGAACAATGTATATGAATCTTTAACTTTCATAGAACGAACACCACCAACAGATGCACCATCAGTAAAGAAAATTGCACAACCACCAGCAGCAATTGGTGCCACTTCAACAACGTGTTCTAGGTTGATAATAACTTTACAATTTTTATCAAGGGAATCAACTTCAATAAACAAACTCATCTTATTCTCCTTTAGGTTCTTTAAATTTGGCCAAACTAGCCTGCTTCTCTGCCAATTGAGCATCAATTAACATTCTTTTCCAATGACTACGCTCTTGCGGGTCAATGAATGTGGCCAATACACGTTTGCTGGCCTTTGACATTCTGAAATCTTTATTTGGTTTCACTTTTTAATATCCTTATCACAGTCTTCTACACGAATCAAATACACAGTACCATTTGAATATGGTTGTACAAAGAAACATTCACCTTTAACAGACCAAGTCAAATGATTTTGAATTGAACCTTTAATTTCTTTTACTTCAGGTGGTTTCTTAACTACATCAACAAGATTGAAAATAGCAATACCCATAAGTAAAAAAGTTAAAACAATTGCAATTCTAATTGCAACTTCAGTTGAATTAACTTTAAACCAATCTATAAATGAACTAAACATAATAACCTTTCACCAATGGCGTATCACGCCGGCAATAATAAAACAGTTTGTAATGATATATGATAACACAATTACGAGCCTAATGCAAGCGATTTTATCTGCTTCCGTGTCATCAGTACCACTTTTCTCACCAAGAGACTTGGCAATTATCCGCCACATTACACAAAACCTTCCTCAAATTACTCATTATTCGACCTTTTCGATATTCACATCACAGTCAATAATCATTTCACATTCATCCATGACCCATCCTTCTTCTTCTAGGTCGAATATGGAATTTTCTTCAACGAATTGTTTGATGCGTTCCGATTCTGCTTCATCTTCAATACCAACATCGGTTTCTTCCCAGCAACCATCATCGGTTGACCAGTCATCACAATCATATTCAAAGATATTAACGCCAGCTTCTAATACTGGTGGTTCATCACTTTCGGTTTCGATAATGAATTCACCGTAACGCCAACCAATTTCATGTTCGATGCAACCATCAACACCTTCTTTGGTCCAAGTTTGACGTTCAATTACAGATTTTTTCCAAGTGGGAGTTATTTTCCATGTAGCCATATCATCGCCTTTCAGTTACAACCTTTTTATCATATAAGAACAATTTCACATAATATTGAAACTCTTGTGGACAATGGTCGGGATTTGGTAACTTATCACCATATCTCTCAACCATCTCATCATACAGTTTCAAAACTTCTTCGTCAGTCATTTAATCCCAAAGTGCCTGATAGTATTTACCAAACAAACGGAATCCATTCTTGATTCTGTCTTCAACAACTCTCATGCCATCATAATCGGCTTTGTATGTATGGTCTTCATTCTCAACCATTGAAAACATAGTTGGTTTTCCATTTTTATCCCATGCACAGGCTTTTGAACTTGTACTCCAATGACCTGAACGATATGTTTCTTCCCATTCTTTATTAAGATGGTGTTCGAAAGCAAAAATCATTTCATTCATCACCCAATCCCAACGTTTGAAATGATTTGCATCAACATCATATTCGTTTTCTTTTGTTGGTGCTGAAGTGGATTTCAATTCTTCTGGCACATCTTCATCATCAACATGAGGTGCGCCATGTTTTTTCTCTTGTAATTGTTTTAACATCGGCAAAGCAATTTGACCAAGAGTGTGGTCCATCGACCATGTATCCCATCGGTCAATCTTCACATAGTCAATTTTTGGATGAATAATGTCCATGACTTTCATCATAAACTTAGAAAATGGTTCTATACGTTCAACCCATTTAGTGTATGTGTGATTAGGTTTGTCTTCGTGGTTATAGAAAACATCTTTATCTTTTTCCCAAAAGCAAACAAACTCTAGGATGTGATATGGGCTTAACCAATGATGGCGGTAATTGTTGATGTATACTTTCATGTTGCTCTCAATAATTCTTCGTTTGTGTAAAGGTGTACCATATACTTAGACGGGTTATCCAGTACAGAGTATTCTAAATCACCTGGTCTCCTTGGCAAGACATTTACTTTAAAATCACAATTGTTTACCTTTTTGTATGTTTCTACCATCTCTTTAACTGTCATACCAACACCATGTCCTAGGTTTTCTAATTTCATGGCAGGCGTTTCAATCGCTTGCCAAATTGCATGACAAATTTCATTTACATGTACATAATCCCTTATAGGAGAACCATCACGTGTTTCATAATCATCACCATACAAATTGAATTCGCTTGTTTCTTGTGCCTTCATAAGGTTGTAAAACAAACCATCCAGATTAGTAGGAGGAATCCCGTCAGACCCAATAACATTATAAAATCTGAAGATAGTAAAGTCACGCTGATGCTTCGCACATTGTTCTTTTACGATATCTTCGCCACATCGCTTCGAAAGAGCATATGGACTGACGGGATATTCTGCTGCGCCTGTAGATGCAAAAATAAAATTATCACAGGCAAAATCTTTTAATACATTTAACGTACCTTTGATATTAGTTTCATAATAATCGGTTGGTCTTTCAACGGATTCATTAACCCGTACCAAAGCACCAAGATGAATGACACAATCAAACTTATCAGGCCAGTCCAATAAGTCCAATACACAATGCTCAATATTATACCGAATGTTATGATTAGCATAATGACCATCATCAAGAGCATAAAACACACGATTTCCTCGAGCCAAATCCAAGCCGTAGATTTCATATTCATGTTTCAATAATTTACAGAGGTGTTGGCCAATATAACCTTTACACCCCGTGATTAGTATCTTCTTCATCTTTATAGTCAATTTTATTAATGAATTCCATTTTATCTTGCTTTGGCCATTCTTTCAAATAGTCATTATCTTTATCGAACAACTCAAAATATTCTTTCTTTGACAACTCACGGATTGAAGTAATGTTTTCACCAATATGTTCTTGTGAAAATTCTTTGAAAGATTGATTACCAATCTCCATTGTGTGTTCATCGGCCGCATGGCCTTCTTCTCTTGCTTCGATTACATAACGCATACGAAACATAGAGATAGCTTCAACCAAATATAATTTCTTTCCCATATTTTTCTCCAAAGTTTCAATTGTACGTTTTACATCAGAATCACGCATCATTTATTCTCCAACTGCTTAACAAAATCCAATAACAATTTATGGTGTGTGCCACCATGCCAATGTGGTTTCATCCACGAATAACTATCATACCAAAATTTCTCACTCTCAGGATGGCATCCAATCAATCCTATATTGTCTTTAATAACTGCCATCGCATCACCATTGGGGTATGTTGATATTATATCACAATCACCAGTGATAGCGCAACCATCATAGAAAAACATTTTCTCTTTGTTGTTTTTCCACAACACATCAATTGCCTTGGCGTGTGGTCTTTTGGTATCGGTATTTGGTCTTGTAATATATTGTGTTATTTCCCAATCAACCAAATTGAAATAATGGTGACCAGCCCAATAAGCACCCATACAAATACCAAGATACTTACCACCTCTGGCAACAAATTGTTTTACTCTTTCTCTGTTATTTTTGAAAACAATATCAAAACTTGACGAATCACCAAAACCACCAGGAACGGCAACAATATCAACATTATCAAAGTAACCATCTTCTATCTCATTCTTACTAAAGATTCTAAAATTATAATCATTTTCAAGTGCTCGCATTATGCCATTACAACTTTGTACTGAACATTTTGGATCAGCAACAAACAAAGCAATTGTAGATTTCATTTTAGAGTTTATGTTCTGTTACAATCCATGTCACAAGTAAAATTAACCAAAGTATTCTTAATACATTGTCGATTAATCGTTCATAGTGTTCAAACCATGTTTTCTTTTTTTCATTTGTCATTCTTTCTTCTCAATTACTACTGGTTTTGGGAAGTGAGGTTCAATCACATAATGATTGGCACCCCACCATCCGATTGCTGAAAAGAATCCTACTACAACCCAAGTTCCAATAAGAATCATTTAAACCTCCACATATTGGAGTTTGAAGTCATCTGCTTGTCCTTCATAATTAATATAACCACGTGGGTTGCAAACGATACGGGTAGAACCAAGCATATAATCAAAATTATGGTGAGTATGTCCATGTGTCCACACTTTGATTTGTGGTCGGTCTAGGATAAACTCAGACAAATCGGAACTGTATGCACCATTCACCATCACATCGTCTTCATATTGTGGTTTTGTAGACAACTTGCTTGGTGCATGATGGCCAACAACTACAAACTTTTCAGATGGCATATTAGCAGTAACTTCATCAATCAACTTTAACATTGCCTTGTGTTCAACTACAGAATCTTCTGGAGTAAATTTAGCAATTCTAGTATGAAACTCTTTTTTAATTATGTTATCAAAATCAGATCCACCACCTTCTTTGATACCATATACATTTGATGAAAAAGTTACAGGTTCTGAATTGCTGTTATCAATAATGCGATAGTCATTCATATAACCTTTGATACCATACAAGGTACTTGGGTCTTCTTTGTTCATATCAGTCCAAAGAGTACCAGCAACAAATGTTACATCACCAAGGGTAATGAATTCTTTTTCCATTACATGTATATTTGGCATTGCAGCCAATGCATTTTTCAATTGGTCATAAGACTTTGCAAAGTCACCATGATAATGCTCATGGTTACCCATAATGTAAATCACATTAGGGAATTGAAATGCACAACGCTTGAAAAAATCCAAAAATCTTTGGCCTTTTTCAGAATCAGAAAATGGCATTTCTTTAGCAACACAAATGTCGCCAGACAAAATCAATACATCAGCATTCTCCTCATTCTTGAGGATAAGGTCACCAAATTCTAGGTGTAAGTCGGAGCAAACAGCAAACTTCATTTCACGCCTCTTTAATTTTACCAAAATTTATCATCCATTCCTTTACGATATCACGTGATTCGTATCGGTCTAATCCAAATTCTTTCTGTACATGATTTGGACTCTCAAACATATTACAAATACCAGACTCTCTCAAATTATCTAGGTACTCAAAAATTTCATCTTTGTTCGTTATATTCATTATGTTCTTTCCATAAACCTTCACACATCTTTTTATTTTGTGTAAGTGAAACACAATCATCTATGTATTGTCTATGTTCCGACTTTTCTGTTATCATATTTCCCGCCATTGATGTGGTGCCATGAGAAAATACTACAAAACAAAAGCAAGCCACGGCACCGGCAATTAGATATTGCCAATAGGCAACAAGAATTGTACCAACAATAAGTACCGCAACAACCAAAAGAATGATA